TGGCTGCACCAGTAAATGCGTTGCTATCTGCCATTTCTAAAATTGTAGATGCGCCTCGTAATAATTTAAGTTTCAAAGAGTTATTTGAATTGCCATTTTCTTTGAAAATCCCCTGTTGCGTTACAATCACTAAAACTTTACTTGTGTTTAAGGTAGGCGTTATTGATGCAGTTAATCCAGTATCCGCAAAAGTGGTTGTGCTATTAGTAGTTTCTGTTGCATAGGTCGCATTCACAACCTGCAACACTTTTCCACCACCACCAGCAGGAGTTGCCCAAGATGGCACGCCAGCTGCAACAGTCAATACTTGACCTGTGCTACCAATACCAAGTCTTGCTGGTGTTGATCCGCTTGAAGAATAAATTGTGTCACCAGTAGTTGTCATTGGATTTGTCATGCCTGTTGTATCTAGGTTTGCCCAAGCACTGCCTGTGTAATAAGTTGTTACGTTTGTATCTTTAAGATATGCAAAATTACCTTCTGATGGTGCGGTTACAGCTGCATCTCTAGCAGCGGCGCTTGCGAATACCCAAACACCTTGCATCAAGTAGCCATCTACATCGGCGGCGGTTAATACCTCGCCTGTAACAAAATCTTTAAATCCTAATCCAGCGGCCATTATTTCTCCTTAGTAACTAAGCACATTATAGTCTAAAGTGCCGTATATATTGTTATTTAGAATCAGTGCATCGATGACTGGTTCAAGGGTCGTAAAGAAGACCCTAAAGCTGTTTGGTGTGATTGTTGTAGCCACGCCAAATATTTGCAAAGTGTTGTCTAGGGTAGATCCACCTGGCTGGGTAGTAACAATTCTGATCGGGTCAAAAAAGTCCAACTCCAAGGCTGCGATAATGCCTGAGTTGTAATTGTCTGTGTATAAATCTAACTCGATGCCGTCGCATCTAACTTGTGTCTCAGCACGGCTAGCCACATAAGCCTGGGCATAATCTAGGGCTACAGCATCGGTCTGCATTAGCAGGTCTTGTAGGTTATAGCTGTGGATGAAATACTTGTCAATAGATGCTTGATTGATGGCTGTTTGTGGTGAGCCACCTGTGCGGCTAATTTGTGCTGAGTTAAAGATTAAGTCATCATCTAATTTCCAGTTGGCGTTGGCGTATGAGATACCTGTGCCATCATCGTTAAATGTAGTTACTGTGCCACCGATGGATCCTGCAGTTACCGCTCTATCTTGAAATACAAACTCTCCGTCTGTGTTTACATATAGCGCCCCATATTCGGATGTGGCAACAGTAGTCATAGCATCAAGGGAAGTACGTGCTGTGCCAGGATCTGCCTGCATAGTAGTCAAACCTGCATCAACATCACGCATAGTTGCTGGCCAGTCGATCTGATCTAATATCTGGTTTATTCTTGTGCCTGATAAGTCGCCAGCGCTAGCGCCTGTAACTGTAGATACCTGAGCGTTCTGAGCAAGTCTAAAAGCATCTACAGCTTGTATCGTTGTGTAAGCAACCTCTGTTGCATCCTTTGGTTGCGTATTAACATATGAAGTAATAAACCCTGAGAATAGGCTATAAGTAGTAGCACCATAGGTAGCAGAGATTTGCACCTTTTTCATTGGTGTCAGCAATTCGTAATATGGCCCTGATGGATTGGTCGGGTTGAAATCTCCATTTTGATCTACAATTCTTAAAGTAAGTGCGCCTGTTTGAAATTGATCTACTAAGGCGTTACGGCCACGGCTGGTTTGTATTAAATTGACTTGATCTGATACATCAACAATAACGGATGCAGAATCTCCTAATATGTTTACATCTAATATGCCAGTACCTAAAATCATTGCTTGAGCGAAACTTGGCCCAGTAGAAAAGTTAATTACAGCATTGATTGTTGGTACGGCCATTAGTTTGTAAGAGATCCCGCTGGTAACAATTTATTACCTGACTTTAATAACTGCAATACGTTTTTTTGAATTACAGCCTCTAATTGCTGATCGGTAACTATTGTGCCTGCGTTTACAACTACTGTGGCTGTAGGCTGAACAGTTGCAACGGCAGCGGCAACGGCTTGTTGATTAGTTGCACCTTGTGGCAGTCTAGCAAATTCATCTGGTGCTATCTGATTACGGCCTCGGCCAGTCATCTCACCTAAAGCGTTAAATAGGGCAGGGCCAAAATTTGTAAGCGCACTAGCGGCCATACCTGCAGCTGTGGCTAGGGCATCAATAGATGCTTTAGCGCCCAGTTCAGCGTTTAATTTTTTAGCCAACGCCTCATTATTGTCTAGGATTGCTAACTGTGCTCTTAGGCGTAATTTAGTTTCTTCATCGGTTGCCTGGTTAAGCGCCAGGGTTAATCCTATGCGCTCTATATCAAACTTATCTTTAAGTTTATCTACTTCTGATTTAGCCTTAGTCGCTGCAGTTTCTGCCTTCTTAGCATTTGTTAAATCTTTAGATGCTTTAGATTCTAAGCGTAATTGTTGCAAGTAGATACGGCTAGATGATCTGCCTTGTGCATTAGATGGTGCAGTCTGGGCTCTTTGTGCTGCGCCTATCTCGGAAAATCCTGCTAGGTAAGCACCTAGTACTGGGATATTTTTAACATCAAATAATGCTCCACCAACTTTAGTATTACCAATTTCTTTAAGTTTACTAATTAAAACGCCCACACCCAAGATTGCATCTGCAGTGCTTTGAGCAAAGTTATCCATCAAATCTGTAGCTGTGCTGATGCTTGTGTCTTTACCTAATAAAGCCAGGGCATCTAATAGACCTTTACCTATTGTCTCCTGAGCATCTGCTGCTGCGACAGTCAGCAAACTCATCTTGCCTGCGTAAGTATCTAATCTAGCTGCTGCCTGGCCTGCAAACTTCTTATTAAGTTCGCCCATGATCTTATCCATGTCGCCAGTTTTAAGTGTGGCCTTGCTTATGCCTGCACCTAATCTGCTAAGACCTGCAGTGTTACCACTAAAGCCACGAGTTAATGCTGCGCTGACTTCGGTTAAAGATTTACCTGTGGCTGCACTTACGTTTAATGCTGTCTGTAAAGCATCTTGGCTCTTAGTAATAGATCCAGTAACTGTAAGCAATTGCTGGAATGCTGGGCGTAGTTGGTCATCTAGTACGCCATATAAGGACTGTAGGCTAGATATGTAATTCTCTACGCCAGGTGCGCTAAATGCAAAGCCTGTATTCTTAAGCTGTAACTCTAAAGACTTGGCTGCCTTCTCATCTGCCATAAATGCATTGACGGCATTCTTGCTAAATTGCAATAGTTTCTGAGCACCAAATACTGTAGCAAAGGTGCCAGCCAGTTTCTTTAGACTTTTATCAAAACTGCTAATTTCCTTCTGGCCTTTTTTAAGTCCTCTGTTATCAAAGGTGCTGACTGCACTGACAATTAAATTAGGCACTATGCAGCCTTTCTAAGTTCTGTATCTTTTTTAAACTTGATTGCTACTGTGTCAATAGCCTCAACTACAGCTGGAATCACTTTGCTTTTAGTTTCATCCCAAGCACGGAAAATAACACGGCCTCGCTGTTTGCCTTGGCCCTTCATGCTGGTTCGCATTTCTGCTGCAGAGTTAAACTGTGCTGGTGCATCAGGATTTAATGATTTGTTACCTCTAGGTTTATTTAGACGGCCAGCAGTCTCGAAGATTGCGCCTGATCTAGAATTATTGTAAACATAAAATGCAGCTCTATATCCGCTGTTATTGCGTTTGTTTTGACCTGCTGAATAGGCCACGCCATCACGTGCTAAAGTGTAATCGTATGGTGGAAATAATTTTTTAGGATCTTTAATAGTATCTATTGATGCAGTGCCTTTACCCCAGCCACTTAAAACTTCATTTTGCTGTGGCAAATATCCACGTGCTCGATCACGCACAATTAACATAGCCCGCTTAACGTTTTTAGACATCTCTTTGTTAAGGTCTTTGTCTACATCCTTCATAGCCTTCTGGAGTTGCTTAACGCCGTTTACCACGACTGGCATTTTTGATCTCCTTAGCTCTGTCTGTCAATACCTGGATTATTGTTAGATACATTTCAGTATCCATATCAATAAACTCTCTAGGCGGTATTCCAGTCTCTACTGCTAATTGCGCAATAGTGTAAACAATAGAATTCCGCTCAGTTATTTTTTTTCTTCGTCTAATACCTCAACAGTATCTAGAGTGTCTATAAACTCGGATCCCCATAAAGGTATCTGTGCGCCAGCCCTGCGTAAGCATTCATAAGCCAGCCAGAATATCTCTGTTTGACGCTCATGCTCACGCAAGACCTTGCTAATTCCTGATCCGTACTTTAACTCGAAAGCGTACTCGACACCTGGTGTGATCTTATGCTCTGATACTTCACCATTAGCCCTTGTTATCTTTAGCTTTGCCATTGTTACTCCTTAATTAAAATGCCACCGATGGGGACACTGTTACTGCGGAGTTTACTGTAAAGGACAGACTTGATGTTGCAACTTCAGCCACGCCACCTTGACCAATTGGGGTCAGGTTATTTACCAAGATTGAGAATTGGTAAGTTGGGTTTGTAGCTGATACGGCAGTGCCTTTAACAGTAATTACTGATACTGCTAAAGTCTTGCCAAACGCTGCGCTAAGTGTCTCGTTCACTGAAGCCGCTGCCCAGTCATTGATAAAGTCTACGCTGAATGTTGCTGATTGTAGACCTGCAACAAACTTATGAGCAGTGTCGCCCATAGCAGTTACTTCTAATTCATCTACGATCTGGTTAATTACAGCGTTAGTCACGTATGAACTAATATCGATTGAAGGTGTGGTTGGTGCCGCATTGGTAGCCAACTTAACACCTACGTTATTATTTAAATAGATTGCCATTGTTATTCCTCGTCTTTCTTAGTTTGTGCAGTTGGTTTTGGTGCGCTTGCTAATTGACCTGTCTTTTTCAAGAAGGCTAAGTCTTCTTCGTGTGTACTCATTTTAACTCCAGCTCGTTAGGATTGATACAGTTATTTCTGATGTTAATAAATCTCCACTAGCTGCATTAGTTATAGCTGGAGCGGAGACACTT